CGTCATCAAGTGCGCCGCTAAATGCATTGCCTTCATTTGGTTCTTCAGTGACTGGGCGCTCTAAATCGGTCATTCGTTGCATTAATTCTTGAAAGTTCATTTTGTTTCCTTTTGTTTGGAAGCAAATAGACTTTTTGCAGGACCTGCCTTAGGCATTACCTCTTGCTTCTCTTTATGCATTTTTGATGCTAATAACTTTTCGTTGACACCTTTAACTTGTGTCGGCTCTGTATCTTTTCTTGCTTTGGCAAGGTCTTTGAGAAACGAACTAATATACTTTTCGCCTACAAGACCTTGATTATTTTCCTTAGCGTACTCTTGTGATAACAATGACTTACCATCGGCAACAGTGTCCATGTTCTCAGTTTCAATTTCAAAATTTGCCTCTTCTAACGGAGTTCTAATTTTAACGTTGTCTCTTGGGATCCCTGTTGAATTAGCAATTAGTTCAGATAACACTGCGCTGGTTGTAGGATAATCTAATTCTACTTCAAACACTGTCATGCTGGCATTTTTTACATTAGGAAAGTCTAATAGGTTAGCTTGAATAGGAGTACTCTTGCCTTTGGCAAATTTGCTAACCTTATATTGTTGCATGGCTGTTTCCATGCAATCTTCGCAATGGTCAGGCAATTCCCCTGCTAATTTAATTTTAAAAGCATATTTCTTTTCTTCTATGCTTTCTTGTAAGTATTCTGTAAATGATTTCATAATATATCCTGATACCTTATTTATTCATATTTTTAAGTTTTTCAATCAAACTATTACGATCTGAAATAATAACTCCACTACCTTGGATGTCTATGCTGTCTTCATTGCCAGCTTTTTGATCTATTTGTTGTTTCTTCAACTGCAACTCAATCATTTTTAACTTTTTATCAAGTTTAGCATTTTTTGCATCAATTGCATTCTTAAGCATTGTACCTGCAACTTCAAATATGCGTCCTGAGTAGCGGCTATCAACATTCATACCCAGATCCATAAGATCGTCGTAGGCATCAGTTGCACGTTGTGCCAGAGCATCCAACTCGCCATCAGCAATATCGCCAAGACCTTTAACATACGGCAAGGCTGCGCTGATTTTATCAAACTCTGATAAGTCTCGCAATAATGGCTGCGCCGTTTGTTTTTCAACAATCTTTTCAGCTTGTTTAACAATTTTTTTGCTCTCGGGCAAGTTTAATAGTTCTTCAAGTTTTTTTGTCATACAATACTTATCAATTTCTACCAGTGTGGAATAAGTCTTGTTCGTTGATGATTCTGAACTTGATTCCTTGATTTTTACACCATGCTTGGGCTGCTCGCCATTTGGCTATATTTCTTACATACTGGATTTGGTTGTTTCGATTTTTACCTACTTTTTCATGTAGTGTTTGATTCTGGGGTTTTATTTCAATAAGTTCTACATGCATCTTGCTGGCCTTGTCTACGTATTGAATAAAAAAATCCGGGATATAAATTGTGCTCTTTCCGGTAATAGGGCATCTATAAGGTATTGATATTGCTTCGCTGGCCCATTTTTGTATGCTGGGATTAGTATCGCAAAATCGCATAAAATGCAATTCCCAAGAACTTCGGTATGTAGGGTTTTTCTTACCTACATACTTTTCTGGGTTTGCTACGGTATACTTGCCCTGTGCAAAACGACTCATGCTCGTATGTTGCGACTTTCAACTGTTTCTTCTACTGTTAAAATTTTAAAACCCAGCGTACTGGTTTTTTCTCTGTATGCATTTAGCACTTCAGTTACTACAGAACTTAATTGCACATCGTTGAGCCCTTTAAGAGTATCAATAAGTTGAAAGACGCTTATGTTATCTAACTTAGCTTGATTTAACAATACAATGCCCGTACTACGTGCAGAGTTTTCATCGAAGCCCCTTTTTAAAAAATAGCCAACAATAGCATCTATCTGATTTGACGGGAATGTTATTTGCTGTCTAAAGAATTTATCAAAGAATGTTTTAACTTCTTCGCCACTGTCTTTAGGTTCTGATACTGGTAAATTTATAGACATTACGGACCGCCTCCAAGCAAGTTACGTGGTGTTGCAGTTGTTACATTAGCCGGATTGTTTATTGGAAAACTTGTGTTTTGAATACCACTTAATCCAATGGTTGCAGCATTAGATAATCCTCTAATTGCCATACCAGTTAATTCAGAAGTTACACCTGCCTTACCTAACGTCTTGGCATTTTTATAAGTGTTGACTGCGGCAATGGCAGTAGTAATAAAGTTAGCAGGGCTGTCAAAGGCCTTGCCACTGCCCAATGCTCCAAATACAGCCTCGGCTCCTGCAAGTACACCACCGCTACCAAATAACGTTCGTGTGCCGCCGCCGTAAATACTCAGCGGGCTCGGTGTATGATCGTAATGCTCTTGAGCAAATCCTGGAGGATCACCTTGTTGAACATTGCCTGTACTATAAGCCACTGCTTCGTAGGCTAACGTCATAGACTGCTCACCAGGTTGATTGTTAGCAGAATCAAGACTATCATGATTCCACTGTGTAATCATTGGATTTATTAACTTGTATCCGTAGTAGGCTCTTTTTGCAAGTTGAAATATAGTAATACTATTAAAGAAAGGTATTGAACTGTTATTATCAAGTCCGTATCTTGCACCCATAAACGTAGGTGCTAACATTGCATTTCTATTGTAGGCTGCAAAATTACCAGCAGCCGAACTGTCTGCATAGTAGTACCCGTAATAGTTTTGCCAAAGTTGTCCAACTACACCAAGGTTATCATCATGGAATCTAATAGTAATATTTTGATAATCTATCTTATTCTGTACTACTTTTTTTCTATTGTACTGATTAAGTGTTTCTGTAGCAATCTGAAACTTAGGCAGTTCAGCAGCCTTGACTAACATGTTAATTTCGTTTTGATGCTGATATGTAAAGTTTAAACTTTTAAGAGCATTGGTGTTAATATTGAAAGATACGTGATAAAGATATTTAGATTTAGGTGCTAATCTAAAATCACTGTCCGTAATTAAGCGGGCAGCATGTTGAAAATCTCCAACATTGCCTCGTGGGTTAGTGGCACCCGATACAAATTGATTCCAAGCCTTACTGGTCATACTGTTATTTATTGATTAATATAATATACGTATTTAATGAATAGCCGTAAAAAAAGGCTGTTGCCAGCCTTTTTATTATGCTCTGCCTGGACCAGTTGTCATAGAAGCAGCGGCTACGCTTCTTCCAAGACCTGTTGTAATACCAACACCTGCACCACCACCAACTTGACTTGCGTTATCATACTTGATACCAAGTGAAATTGTAGCGGCAGCATTTTCGCTGTAGCTCAAGTTTTGATAGTTTGCACTTAGCAAATAGCAACCATAGCATTCCCATGTTTCAAGGATAGCAGGTGCATTGTTTCCGTTGCCGCCGTCTGTGATTTCAATCTTAGTTGTAAATTTGTAATCAATACCAGCTGCTGCAGAACTTTGCTCTAAGAAGTCAAATTGTTTCTGTAACTGTTCGCCAACAAGTTTGCTTACGTTTCCGTTAACATCGTCACGAACTTCTAAAGCAATGTCTTGCCATGTGTGCTTACCAGCAATATGTACTTTGCTGTTGTACACTGGGATTTCGATATTTTCAAATGATAGATTTGGTCTACCGCAGGAAATTACCTGTTTAGTTAATTCAGTAGCGTTGCCAGCTGTAACGCCAAAACCAATTAGTGTAACGCGGAAGCGATACTTTAGTTTTGGCATTAACAAGCCTTGTGATCCAGCTCCGCTTTCTAACGGAACTGTAAAGTTGTTTAATGATGAAATTGCCATGTTCTTTTTCCTTTTATATTATAGGATTAACCTAAAGCAGCGATCTCACCAGTGTTCTTTAAGCGTAATGGAATATAGATAAATTCCACTGCTTTGACTGGTTCAATAGCAATATCCAGGTATAATTCATTTCGGTCAATTCTTGCTGGTGTGTTATTGGATTCGTCGCATACTACAACATAGTCATAGAGCGCACGTTGGCCAACTAACTCAAGCATTAGACTCTCAGCTGCCGATTTAATTTGATCACGTGTAATCTTATCATTAGGCTCAAAAATGTATGGCTTAGCCAATGCATTTAATTGTCTGCGTAAGTAAACTACTAAACGTGCTACGTTAATACGATCTAATGCACTTGCAG